TAAACTTGTTCTTGATAGTCGAGAATTGTTTCCCTATATTTCTTTTCTTTTTTTATTCTATTAATAAAAGCATGGTAGGCAATAGTAGTAAAATATGAAAATGGGTTTGATGGAGAGTCAATTTTAAACTTTTTGTTTTTTACTGCAGCGACCATCTTTACTACGGCGTCACCAATCATCTCGTCCTTATAGCTATAATTTATAAAATTAGGAGAATAGCTTAAACCAACGGTAATTTTATATACTGACTCGGCTAACTCATCGACCATGTCGTCGGACTCGTAGTAATCTTTTAAAAGCTGTAAAAAAACCTGCGGATTAACATAATATGCTTTTTTATTCTTTTTTTTTGTCTTTTTCTTTGGCTTTGGTTTCATAATATTGTGTAAAATTATAATTTATACGCTCACTGTTATATAACAATAATCGCTGTTCCATGTGACGTTGACCATAGCGTAAATTATCAGCAACGTCGAAGATTATAAGCTCTTTCTTATCAGTATGCAATCGTAACCCGCGACCTATACTTTGTATTATTTTTATTTTCGCTTTTCCACCACCAGCGAACATTATATAATGTAAGTTTTTGATATTAATACCTGTAGAGAATATTTTTGAAATAGCAACAACTATTACGTCTGTTTCTTCTTCCATTAATGTTTGTATTTTTTCACGCTCTTGTACGTCTACTTCTCCTCTAATAAAATATACTTGTTTAGTTTTACAAAAATCTTTTAATGTATTAAGTAATAATTGTCCATGTTCTATATAATCAATTAATATTAGTGCATTATTATCTAATTTATTTGAAAGTTTTGCTAATAAATTATTTCTAAAGAAATTACTGCGTATGAATTCATTTTCTTGCAAGTAATATGCATTAGAGTTGTTTCCGTGATAAATTTGCGTCGATGGTGTGTCGTAATTTAACTCTAATACATGTACTTTAGCGGGTACAACATATTTTTCGTCTGTTAGTTCATAGGCCTTTTTTTCAAATAGTTGTGGACCTATTTTACCAAAAATATTCCATTTATCTAATAGTTCTTGCGGTAAGGTACCAGTAAAGCCAAATCGATGCAAAGTGTCAATTTTTTTGAGAATATTGTTTATTTTATTTCCTCTTCTCAATTTATGTACTTCGTCCATTATTAAAAAATCTATATGCCTTATCCATGATATATCTTGTTTTGAACTTTGTAAAATACCTAAATTAGCAATAATAACGTTACGAGATAAATTTAATTCATTTTTTCCAGTATATTTAGTAGTAGAAAAAGAAACACCGTATTCTTCAAAATCAGATGTAGTTTGATTAGCTAACCCTAAGTCTGGTACTATAACTAACCCTCTAAAATTTTTACTATAGTTATTATAATAAAATTCTAATAGACCAGCCATTGTAAGGGTTTTACCGCCAGCAGTGGCTAATATTATTGTTCCTCTCCCTTTATCAATGCATTTATTAATTATATCTTGTTGATACTCTCTATATTTTAAATTTAAATTATAATTAACAATATTATCTTTACGTAACGTAGGTATTAATGAATTTTTTATTTCTTTTGAGAAGTTGATTTTTATATCTTTTGTTTTACAAAATTTTGCAATCTCTACCAGTAGTCCGACGTCAGATTTGCCTTGTTGAGTAATTACGTAAGTTCGGTGAGGAACAAATCTGCCAAATCTTCTTTGAAAATGAGCAGCTTCGTTTTTTACGCTAAAGTGTTCTCTGATAATATCTAACTCAGGTCCTTTTAATATTGCTTGAGAATTTGAATTTAATGTTACATCAATCATTGAGTTTCAAGTTTCATTAACTCTATTAAATTTTTTATATCATTCGTTGAAAAGCTTATATTTTTATAAATATTTTCTAAGAAACTAATAATAAGAGCTTCGTTTTGAATTTTTAAATCTATAGCTTTTATTTCTTTTTTATTTTCAACTGCTCTCTCTGCAATAGATCTATTTACACGTACAGGTTCTTTGTTTTGATAATCAGTTATATAGTCTTCAAGAAGAGAAGATCGTTTACATTTAAAATTGTTTAAATTAATTTTATGATTAATTAATCTAGCTGACCATTTATGCTTATTAGCAACTAATTGTTCTTGAGTAGATGTAACTTCTAATCGATCTAAATTTGTATCTATCTTTGCTTCTTTAAGATATTGATTGATAATATCACCAATCTCCATTTATTTATTATATTCTTTTATTGAAAAAGTCAACTTATCGTCTCCTAAGCGATAAATATTTAATATGCTTCTCAGGTTATTTGATCAGGTAGTCGAACAGTACTTAACTGATAATACTGTTACTTCTGCTAATATAGCTCCTACAGGTGGTCAGGGTGATGGTGAGTTTACTACTGCTGATACATATGCTCCAGGTGATGCAAGGTTACCTAAAGTGTTAGGCGCTACTATAAAGCGTGGAGGTAAAATAAAAAAGAAAAAGGGTAAGAAGAAAAGATCTACAATAAAAGAATATAGAAATATTGAACCTAACAGTATTACAGGTCATCAAGGGAACCCGGATAGGCGTGGACAATTGCATGCAATGATATTGCTTAAAATTATAAGAGATAATGAGAAGAATATGGAAGTAGCAATAGATGAAATACAAGAATATTGGGGTGACTTGGGTCAAGAGTATGGGGGCCCCATATATGGGGCCGCGATTCAAGATAGTGTTAAAAAACAATTAGAAAATATTATAACTTTACCACAACCCCCGGGAAGTGGAACTGGTATAGATCCTAAAACAATACATATCTACGCTAAACTTGCTTTACATGTAATTAATTCAACATTATAATAAGTTGCATTTTACGGCAATATGTTAAGTAATTATATATGCCTAGCGCAGCCAAACAGAAAGGTAACAGCTGGGAACGTGATGTTGCTAAAGATCTAAGTGAAACGTTTAATGAAAATTTTATTAGAGTTCCAAACTCCGGAGCCTATACTGGAGGAGCTAATTTTCACCGACTCGATCGATTAACAGAAGATCAAAAGCGTATGATGGATGGAGATATTATGGTACCTCCGTGCATGTCCTCTTTTAAGATTGAGTGTAAAAGTTACAAAACATTTGATTATCATAAATGCTTCACGGACAATAAAACTTTAAACAAATGGATTCAACAAGCTGAAAGTGGAGACAATTGGTTTTTAGTTATTAAAGTAACTCGTAAAGGTAGTTATATTTTATTTCCGATAAATTTATCACATTGTTTCCAATTTAAAAACTTCTTGCGTTATACCGACAAATATATTATAACTAGTTACACAGATTTTTGGAAGAACAATGCAGATGGAATTAGAAAGCTTAACGAAACATACACATCTGAGCCTAGGTCTCTCATATAGGCTACCGGATACTTTTTTTAAGATTGTTAATTTTACGCCTATATTACGATTCGTACATAATCAGGCGGTTGCTAAGACATCTGAATTTGACTCAGAGTTAAAACATAATAATACACAGCATAAAAAATATATATTTCATTATTTTATATATTATACGTGTGAAATATTAAAAAAATATAATAAGAAATATAAACCGGTTATATTTTTTGATACGACTAATGAATTAAATTTGTCATATAGGTCGTTTTTAGATGTTTTTAGTAAAAAATTTCCAGTAATCATCTTACAAGAAGCGTGTACTTTCAGTAGTTTTAAGAAAAGGGTTAAATGTGACGGTTATCGTGAAGAGGTTTGTGTTGTATTAACGCGAAAGCTTAAAAAGAATCAATCTAAGTCTTTTTATTTTAATAAATTACAATACTTTTGTAAAAAATACGAACTTACATTTTTAGATAAAACATACTTCAATGACATAAGAAATAAGCTTTCATTGCTATAAATAATTAAGATGAGTAAGTTTCTTAAAAAAATCGCTGAGTTGACTAATCCTAGTAAAACTCCAGAAACTCCAGAAGATGCTGCCTTAACAAAAGCTGAAGATGATGACCGTCAAGGAAAAGCTACACCTCTGCAAAAGAAACTCTTACAAAAGAAACGGCAATTAAATCAGGCAATTGGAAATAAATTAGATAAAGCAACTCAAGACCTAAAAACAGAACAAGGCCCGGGAGATTTTGTTCCAAGACCTGGACCAGAAACCGGTGGTGAGTTCGCACCAGCTGTTCCACCTCCTGGTATACCACCTGTTCCGCCTCCTGTTGAACCAGCTCCTCCAGAACCATTAACAACAGAAGGAGAGACTTTTTTAGTAAATCTTGCTCGAAAGGCATTATTTGTAGATATTGATGAAGTAGGATTAACAGATGCAGAAAGAGAGAGTATTAATAGGGATGCTGAGCCAGAAACTGCTAAAAAGGTTGCTAAGGTTTTACGTAAAATTATCGTTGATTATGGCCTAAGTGAAGAGTTTGTTTCGAGAGCAAATGTTATTCTTGAGGACTTAAAAAAAAACGATAGAGTAGTTGTTCTTGTTCCCGGGAGCTTTAAGCCGCCTCATAAAGGTCATTATGAAATGGTTAAAAACTATAGTGAGACATGGCCTCAGAGTCAAGTTCATGTTTTAATCTCAGCCCCATCAGCGAGAAGTGAAAGAAAAACAAAAGACGGTAAAATAATTACTCCTGTAACTGCCCAGCAAATATTTGAACTATATGTTGAACCTCTTAGTAACGTTACAGTTAGTGTTTCTGAATATCCGTCTCCTGTAACAGCTGCATATGAGTCTCTTAAAACATTAGAACCTGGAACAACAGTTGTTTTAGGTGCGAGTAAAAAAGATGATGACTGGAAGAGATGGTCGTATGCGAGTCCATGGGCAGAAAAGCAAGGCTTAGGTTTAAATATTCTTGATCCTGCAGAAACTGCGGTTGATGTTACTACAGATATATCAGGTCGACCTTATAGTGCTGGTAATATTAGAGATAATTTTGATAATTTTGAGATGATACAACACGACATCCCAGATCATGTTGATCCTGCGCAAATAAAACAAATATTTGACTTACTTTAAGTCTCTTACAAAATTATAAAATTCTTGTCTTGTAAGGTCGGTTTTATCTAAGAACGCACCTGACATTCTAGCGGTTTTCATTGTACTATCATGCTTAACTCCTCTTACGCAAGCACACATATGATTGGCTTCCACTAATACTGCTACACCATTATTTTCGTCACATACTTTATCTATATGTGTATGAATTTGCATAGTTAGATTTTCTTGTACCTGTGGACGTCTCGCAAACCATTCAACGATTCTATTTAATTTACTTAGACCAATTACCTTACCATCTCTTCCTGGTATATATGCTACATGCGCAACACCTATAAATGGTAAATGATGATGAGAGCAAAAAGAATGTACCTTAATATTACCTTGAAATACAATACCGTCGTATTTATCGATATTATCAAATGCAGTAATTACTGGAGGTTCGGTATAACATCCCTCTGCTAAGTCATTTACAAATGCTTTTGCTACTCTTTTAGGTGTATTTGAACTATTAGGATCATTTCTCCAATCAAAACCTAATGCATCCATATATCCTTCATATGCTTTTGCGGCATTATTAATAATATTTTCTTTTTCTTCTGGAGTTCTAGGTCTATTTTGATTAGCGTATTGAAGTAAATCCTCATTCATATGAATCATTATAACATATTTGATTTATAAATCAACTCATTAAATAATTTATATGGAAATCGATCCGAAGACCAGCGTGCCATGGAAGATGTATAAGTATTTACCTACTTTAGATCCCGAGTCCATAACAGTCCCGGTATTTTGGGATGGTTGTCATGAAGTTATAAATCCTTCTGATATAGAATATACAATATTATGTGCTGGATGTTCTTTTACTCATTGTCGTACGTCACCGTGGCCGCATAAAAAAACGCTCGGACGCCTCCGCGCGAAGTGGTACAAATTAGATCCAGTAACCCAATTTATTAAAACAGAGCATCCGTATGCTAGTCTTCTGCCTGGCCATACGTATAATATTGGAGATCGCGGTAGTGGTATTCGCTCTAAGTCTTTTAGAAAATTTTTTGAAAAAAAACCGGATATAAAGTTAACACATGTCGTTTATCAAGTACCTTGTCCGTCGCGCCAACCTGCAGATTTAAATAATTATGATGAACAATATTTTTACGCCACCATACGAAAGGGTTCCTTCAAGAAGGTCGGGCCAGACCGGCGCTTGGCCAAGAACCTTCAATCGGTATGGATGCAGATAGCTGTTAATAGTGATCATGTTAATGCCAGCTTACAAGCTTTTGATAAAATAGATCAATATCTTAAAAAAGCCATGGACATGATTGATATTAATGTTAAATTGATTCGAGAAAAACAACCTAATGCGAAAATAATATTTTTACGCTATGAACATACTTTAAAGCCATTAATATATGAATTTAGTAAGAAGTTTTATAAAAACATGCTAACTGATTATTGTAAGGAAAATAATATTACGTATATATATGAAGAAAATTTTAATACAAAATGGTTTAAGAAGAACAAATACGGTAGTCATCCTAATAAAGACGGTGCACAACTTATGGCAGATAAAATAAAAGAGTATTTATGAATCAGATGGAATATTTTATCTTAATTAACGGTTGTTCTTTTTCTTGCTCATTCAATGAAAAAGAAAAAGCTCACCGGCAGAACAGGAAGTGTGACCATTCTTATGTAGATTTCCTACCAGGAAAGTGCTGGAATATTGCAAAACGAGGATCTGGAATTGAAACTGAAAGAATAAAAAAATTTATAAGAGGTGACAGACGACCATGGCTTTTAGATTCACATTTGTATGGAGCTAAGTTCAACAAAGGGCGCATGGCGCGCCATGCATGGCTAGAGTGTTCTAAAGGAGTAGAATTAACACATTTTATATATCAGATACCATGTCCCGCCAGACAATCGGTATTGGCGGAATTAAGTGAGGAAGAATTTCTTCAGGCTCCTATGAGCATTGAATTCTATACTAAAGAATTAATAGATGAAGTGTTATATAAGGGAAGAGGCTGGAGAGATACCACTGTACTACGACAATTAAAAAATAATAAGAGTATTATTTTCGATAAACAGGATACGTATCTTAAGAAGGCCCTCTGTGAAGTACATAAACATGTTAATATTGTTCGAGACAGTTGGCCTACCATTAAAGTCATATTTCTTCGGTATGAACGTACAGATGTACCTTTACTTAGTGAATTTTGTAAAGATTGGTATAAGACTACTTTAAGCAATTATTGTAAGGAAAATAATATTACGTATATATATGAAAACAATTTTAATACAAAATGGTTTAAAAAAAGAAAACTGACATCTGACAGTACTCACCCTAACGAAGCTGGTGCTAAGCTTATAGCAGATAAAATAAAAGAGTATTTATGATTCATCAAGCATTTTTAAAAAATCTGACTTATGTATTACTGGGTAATTATTTTCTTTTTTACCATCAATAAAAATATATGGAATATTATAACGATCTAATTCTTCAATCCACTTAATATACGTATCTTTATATCGTTCATGAAACGTTCCAAAAGAATGTTTTTTTAGTACGTCTCCTCTGATAGCTCTTTTTTCTACTCTTCTACGCCATTCCGATTCAGATGTACATAAAATAATTGCTCTTTTTTTAATAGGATGGGTTTTAATTACGTCCCAGCGATGATCCCACTTCGGTGGCGCTTTTATTCGATAGCATAAAAATAAGGTTA